ATATAATAACGATGGGACGGGTAATTCTACCGCCCATATGCTAAAGCGGAGTCTTCGGATCCGTAATTCAACCTAACAGACGCTTAAGGAGGTCTATCATGTTACTCGCAAAGTACAACACGGCTAACATTGACAAATTTTTAAATGATGTTGAAAAATATAGTATTGGTATGGATGAATGGTTCAACCGTTTGGGAACGGTCCATGAAACTTCAACGAACTATCCACCATATAATTTGATTAAGGAGAGCGAAACCGAGTTTCGTTTAGAGATCGCTCTTGCAGGATACAAGAGAGAAGATATTGAAGTTTTCACTGAATGGAATAAACTCTTCGTTGAAGCGAAGAAAGGGGAAACTTCGGATCTAGGAGAATATCTTCACAATGGTCTTGCAAAGAGGGCCTTTACGAGGACTTGGACACTTTCCGATGATGTTAAAGTATCTGATGTTAAGTTTGAGGATGGTCTTCTTCACATCAAACTAAATAGGATTATTCCTGAACATCAGAAACGAAAGGTGTATGAAATCCTTTAAGCAGTTCTTAGAACAAGTCGGAAGCATTAAACAGATTTCTTACCCTGCTGCCGTTAGACATAAAATCTACAATCCGTTGACTGGTAAATCAAAAACAGTCCCTGCAGGAAAAGCTATGCCTAAGAATCCAGGCGGGGGTGGTGATTCCGATGGTGGCAATGGCGACTAAATATTCTATGAATATCGTCGGCGCTAGGGGTTCAACTGGCAAAATCCAGTTGACACCCCCCTTTTTTTGTGGTATCTTAATAGGAGGTATGGAGTAATCATGGCAGTTAAATTGGCTATACTAAAGTCTGGAGAAAATATTATTGCAGATATTAAAGAATATATTAATGATAGAGAAGAAGTAGTTTCTTTGGTTTTTTCGAATCCCTACGCTGTTAAACTTTTAACTCCAGAATTATTGATGGAAACTTCTGTGGGACTTGATGGTGAAGTAGAACATAGAGTTTCTTTTTATCCATGGATGGTATTATCACAGGATAAAACAATAGCTGTGGATCCTCAGTGGGTTATTAGTATTGTAAATCCACATGAGTGGATTAAGTCTTCTTATGAACAAAAAATGAATCTAACTGTAGAAGGTCAACAATCTGAACCATCAAAAGAAAATAATGTTCAACTTATCGAAAATTTTGAAGTAATTACGGAAGAAAAAGATGGATGAAGTACAAATTATTATTCTAGTTAATGGAACATCAATTATTTCTAGGATTGCTGCAATGGTATCCGAACTTGGAGAACCAGATTGTAAACTGATAAGACCTCATCAGATTATTGATGGAAAACTTAGTCCATGGCTAAATGAGTTGACTGATAACACTGATGCCATTATGATATCTTCAGATAAAATTTTGACTTTGGTTGATCCCAAAGACCAACTACTTAATGATTATTTGACTCTTACTCAATGAAATTTTATACAAATGTCTTTCTTCTTGGTAATGATATCCTTGTTAGAGGTTATGAAAATGGAAAACATTTTACTGTAAAAGAAGAGTTTTATCCTACATTTTATGTTCCCTCAAAAAAGAATAGTGAATATAAAACTCTAGATGGTCAGGCTGTAGAACCCATTCGTCCTGGCACAATCAGAGATTGTAAAGATTTTCTTGAGAAGTATTCTGGTGTAGATGGATTCCGTGTATATGGAAACGATAGATTCATTTATCAGTACATTGCGGAGAAATATCCAGAAGATGAGATTAAGTTTGATATTAACAAAATCAAACTGGTTACGATTGACATTGAGGTTGCTGCTGAGAGTGGATTCCCTGATGTGTTCAATTGTGCCGAAGAACTTCTTTTGGTTACAGTTCAGGACTATAATACTAAACAGATTACTACGTTTGGTTCTCGCCCTGCAAAAGTCACGCAGGAAAATGTAAAGTACATCTATTGTAAGGATGAGTATGCACTCATCAATTCTTTTATGGATTGGTGGCAGAATAATACTCCAGAAGTGATTACTGGTTGGAACTGTGAACTTTATGATCTTCCTTATCTTGTGGGTCGTATTTCCAGATTGATGGGTGAGAAAGCTGCGAAAAAACTCTCGCCATGGAATATTGTTCGTGTCAATGAAGTAACAATCTCTGGTCGTAAACAACTTAGTGTTGATATTGCAGGTGTTTCTATCATTGACTACTTGGATCTTTACAAGAAATCTCCTGCAACTCCGAATCAAGAAAGCTACAGACTGGATCACATTGCTTTCATGGAGTTGGGTCAGAACAAGTTGGATCACTCTGAGTATGATACTTTCCGTGACTTTTATTCCAATAACTGGCAAAAGTTTGTAGAGTACAACATCGTTGACGTAGAACTGGTAGACCGACTTGAGGACAAACTTAAGTTGATTGACCTTTGTTTCACCCGTGCATTTGACGCGAAGGTAAACTTTAACGATATCGCATATCAGGTAAGGACTTGGGATGCAATTATCTACAATTATCTTCTAAAGAAAAAGATTGTGATTCCCCAGAAGGAACGCAATACTAAGGATGAAAAGTATGCCGGTGCATATGTAAAAGAACCTATTCCTGGCTCTTATGATTGGGTTGTTAACTTTGACCTTAACTCCCTGTATCCACATCTAATTATGCAATACAACATCTCACCAGAAACTCTTCTTGATACTCGTCATCCCAGTGTCACTGTAGATAAGGTTCTGAAGAAAGATCTGACCTTTGAGATGTATAAGGACTATGCGGTATGCGCTAATGGTGCAATGTATCGTAAAGATATTCGTGGGTTTCTTCCGGAACTCATGGAGAAGATGTATAACGAACGGGTCATCTTCAAGAAGAAGATGATTGAAGCGAAGAAAGCCTATGAGAAAACTAAAACTAAGGAATTAGAAAAAGAGATTTCTCGTTGTGACAATATCCAGATGGCTAAGAAAATTGCACTTAACTCTGCTTATGGTGCCATCGGAAATCAGTATTTTCGTTATTATAAACTCGCAAATGCAGAAGCGATTACTCTGTCTGGTCAAGTAGCCATTCAGTGGATTGAGGAGAAGATGAACTCCTACATGAACAAGGTTCTCAAAACTCAGGAGATTGATTATGTCATTGCTATGGATACCGACTCCATTTATCTTAACATGGGTCCTTTTGTTGACGCTGTATTCAAAGGGAGAGAGAAAACTACTGATGAAGTTGTCAATTTCCTTGATAAGGTGTGTAGTCTGGAACTTGAAAAGTATATTGAAGGTTCTTACCAAGAACTGGCCGACTACCTGAATGCATACGATCAGAAGATGTACATGAAACGCGAGAATATCGCAGAACGTGGCATCTGGACTGGTAAGAAACGCTATATTCTTCGTGTATGGGACTCTGAGGGTGTTCGTTATGAGAAACCCAAACTCAAGATGATGGGTATTGAAGCCATTAAAACGTCTACTCCTGCACCTTGTCGTAAGATGATTAAAGATGCAATTGACATCATCATGACCAAAGGTGAAGACGATGTGATTGACTTTATTGAAAACGCTCGTAAAGAGTTTAAGTCACTGAAACCTGAAGAGATTGCATTTCCTCGTAGTGTATCTGAGATTAATAAGTGGGTTTCTAAAAGTACAATGTATAATAAGGGAGTTCCTTTTCATGTGAGGGGTGCAATTCTTTATAATCACTATACAAAGAAGGCTGGATTGGATAAGAAATATGCAGCAATTCAGAGTGGAGAAAAGATTAAATTCTTATACTTGAAAATTCCAAATCCTATTCAAGAGAATGTGATGGCATTTATTCAAGATTTCCCTAGAGAACTTGAATTGGATAAGTATATTGATTATGATACTCAGTTTAATAAGTCATTTGTAGAACCTATGAAGATTATTCTTGATTCTATTGGATGGTCTGTAGAAAAATCTGTTAGTTTAGATAGTTTTTTCTCATGAGTAAATATGTTGTAACTTGGGCTGAACCAGGAGAACTATCACCCAGAAAAAATAAAAAGATGTTTGAGTCTCCTTCTGCAGCATATTGGTTTGCAAATGAGCTCAAAAAGAGGTATAATTGGGTTATATGCACAGAGTCTAAAAACTTGGAGGAATGAATGGATCTGCCTATCAATGATCAAGAATTGAATACTATTATAAATGCCCTGACTCTGGGTGGAAATACGGCACTGTATCAAAAATTAAAACTTGTGAAGGAACTTCGTGATCAAGATCTTCCTTACAAAAAAATTCTTCGTGAACAATATGGGATGGTAGCTTAATGGATTTTCTTAAAGATATTGTAAAAGAAATTGGTGGTGAGTATACACAACTTGCTGCTGATATTGATGAAACGGAAACTTATGTTGACACGGGTTCGTACATTTTTAACGCACTGGTCTCAGGTAGTATATTTGGCGGTGTATCTGGCAATAAGATTACTGCTATTGCTGGAGAGTCTAGTACTGGAAAGACTTTCTTCTCACTCGCCGTTGTTAAGAATTTTCTTGATACCAATCCCGATGGTTATTGTCTCTATTTTGATACTGAGGCCGCTATCAATAAATCCCTACTTGAGTCTCGGGGTATTGACCTCAGTCGGTTAGTTGTTGTCAATGTAGTTACCATTGAAGACTTTCGTGGTAAGGCACTCAAGGCTGTAGATCTATATCTTAAGAAACCATTAGAGGATCGCAAACCCTGTATGTTTGTGTTAGACTCTCTAGGTATGCTTTCCACTGAGAAGGAAATTACTGACGCACTCAACGACAAACAAGTTCGTGACATGACCAAATCTCAACTGGTCAAGGGTGCCTTCCGTATGATCACTCTCAAGTTGGGTCAAGCGAACATCCCCATGATCGTTACCAATCACACTTATGATGTCATCGGAGCTTATGTACCAACTAAAGAAATGGGAGGAGGTAGTGGACTCAAGTACGCTGCTTCTACAATCATTCATCTCTCAAAGAAAAAAGAGAAAGATGGAACAGAAATCGTTGGAAACATTATCAAAGCTAAGACTGCTAAATCTCGTTTAAGTAAGGAGAATAAAGATGTGGAAGTACGCCTTTATTACGACGAGCGTGGCCTTGATCGTTATTATGGTCTTCTTGAACTCGGTGAGATTGGTGGACTTTGGAAGAATGTAGCAGGACGCTATGAGA